GCTGCTGATGTTGTAATCACAACAGGGTCAGCAGCAGTTGCGCCACTGATGCTGCTCTGATAAGACGCAGCACCGCCAGATGTATCCGCTACAGTGAATCCGTTTGTTTGCGAATTCAAGTAGTTAAACGACTGGGCAGCAGCAGAGTCAATTACCTGCTCTTGGTAGGACTCGGCAGCAGCAGTGTCTTGCCTAAACCATAGTGATCTTGGCAGGCCACCTGCTGTATTTGTCCATTGCGTTAGGTTAAGAACCTCAAGCATATCAGGCTGAAAGCTCAAGTCAAGTGTGTATGCAGCACCGCCAGAAATTAGACGGAAAGCCTCGGACATAGATTGCCCAAAATGAAGGTCAGACATAATTAATTCTCCTTAAGCCTTAGTTGAAAGTAGGTTTACGATGTGAGAATCGTCCAAGATCTCCGCAGCAAAGTAAGCTGCAAATCCCATTGACTGGAAGCGATTCAAGTAATCATTCTGGCCAAGAGGCTTAAGAATCATTTCAGTAGAAACTTCGTCAATAGTCACATACCCGTAGGCATTTGCTGCAACGAAAGTGTTATTATAAACTGCCGGATCACCTGTTGAAACTTTAACAAGAGAAGATGTAACAACTCTTGCCTCATCAACAGCGCCAAACTCAGCTTGAAGGACAGACTCTTGTGAACCGTACTGAGAAGTAGGGACAAAAGCATCCAAAGCTCTGACATCTGGCTTAAGTTTAACATGAGATACCATCCAATAGGCGCTCTCAACAGGGCCTGTACCAAAGCGTGAAGATCCATCTACTACTGGAGTACATTTTTCACTATCGTTTTGATCAAGATATGCAATCGCGCGGTCAACGTCATCTTGTGACAATTCAGTAATTGCATTTCCGTTTGAACCGTTCAAACAAGAGATTTGAGAAACACTAGAATCCCAAACATCACGAGTAACCTTATCAAGCATGGTGTGCATACACTGATTTAGGTTATCTGCTGTTTCTGATGCCGTATCATCTTCAACAACGAGAAGAACCTTACGACCAAGTAATACAACCTTGCCAAACTCTTGAACCTGTACAGCAATATCAAACTTGTTGATTTGCTCAGGAGCTGGATCGCCATCTTCTGAAAGTACAACTGGGTCTGAGTTTAGGTTCTCTTGTCTGCGGAAAACCACAGTGTCACTGCTCTTTGATGGAAGGCTAAAAGACCGACCAAAAAGATTGTGTACGTTTCTTGGCTTTGAGCGCTGTAGTAGCGCCCTGTGTGCCCAAGAATCAGTCATCGAACCATATTGGCTCGTTGTAGTAATGGAACTCATGTTTTACCTTTCCAAACCTATCTGCGCCTTTTGGAATTCCTCCAGGCAGAAAACTCCTCATCGCTCATAGACATTACGTCTACAGCCTGGCTCAAAGCTGCTGCTTTAGGAACAGCAGATGGAGAACCAGGAGAAGCTTTTTTATGAGGCTGCGACATCTCTTTACGTTGCCTTGGTGACAAAGCACTCATAAGGAGATAGGCTTCCTCATACCTGTTTCCGGAATCCTTAATAGCGCTAACCAGGTTTGGCCTTTTTGCTAAAAATTGTTCTAAATTTGTGTCAACATATTCTGCTTTCTCGGCATTGGCTTTCTTCCATATATTTTCCTCGACATCACGCATGATTTCAGCACGCGTTTGCTGAGAAGATTTATCGAGTTCCGCTTTTGCCTGTTTTAACTCGGCTTTTGTAACCGATTCGTATAGAGAATCATCATCTTCAGGCTCTTCCTTCCTTGAATATTGCTCTTTAAGATACTGATTTTCTATTTCATAACGCTGGTACTTCATTTCCATCTCTTGACGCTTCTTGCGTTCTTTTTGTAGAGCGGATAGAGGTACCTGCGTCTCTTCCTGAATATCTTCAGCTTCTTGAGGCTGTTGATCATCCATAGCTTCAGCTGGAGCGTTTTGCTCAGCCTGTTCTATAGTTGCGTCCATCACCTCATTTTCTGCTTGTGGTTCGGTGTCCACTGTCATATTTCACCCGTAAAAACATAAGATAACCTCTTATGATGGCTTTGCCTATTTTGGCATGGCGCCCTTTGCTTGAAGGTAGGCGACACCTGTTTTGTTGAACTCTACTTTTAGTTTCTCCCCTTTCTTTACAGGGGCAACCATCCACAGAAGCTCTCTAATCCCTCTCTTGGGACTTATCCACCAGACAAGAGTATTGCTCTTAAACGGTGGTAATTTGAATGTCGCAATAGGAGCTGTAATTTCAAACTCACCAGGATTAAACTTGTTAAACTTTGCTGAGAACTGAAGAAAGTAATTTTCTTGAATATGAGAGAGAGAGTTTGTGGCTTTCTCCAACCATTCTTCAATTACATTCTTGAGCGCCTGCTTTTCATCAACAAATTCCCTAGGAAGCATCAATTTCGTTTCCGGACATTCAACTAGATTCATTACATTCCTGCTTTTCCGCGAAGTGACTCATGCTTTGCATGCGCTTGCTGAAGAAGCTTGTTTGCTTTCATCTGGTCTGCATTTCCGCCAGGGCCAAATTGTGAAGATACTTGCTTCGCTTTTGGCATTGGGTTTTTGTCATAGCTAAATAGGCCTTTTGCACTATTCATTTTCATAACCAACTCCTTGGTTTTCTTGGGTTAACTGACTAATCTCTTGTTGGGCCTCACTGAGAACCTTGTTTTCACTAGATCCCTCAGTTTCCGAATTAATCAAATCAGCTGTTGAATAGATTTGATTAGAAATATTGTCTCTATCTTTCTTCTCTTGATCTTCCAAGTGCTCAACAAAAGCAAGAACTTTTAAAATTTGATCTTGCTCCATCGCAGCAATCTCAGTAATCGTCTTCGCTCTTGCAAGAGCTGCCTGCGCCCTGTTCTCTTCAGCTTCACTGGCTCGCTCCTCAGATAGTGAGATATCACTAATAACACGAGCTCTACGCTCTTGAGCAAGAGAAAGCATCTGTTCTTTCTGAGCATTAGCAAGCTCTAGCGCCATTCTCTCTTGCTCTTCAACCTTCGCCTGTTGCTGCGCCTGCTGCTCTTCTTGCGCTTTAATCGCCTCTTCAAGATCAGAGACACCAGCCATTCCAAGAGCGCGAATGATTTCAGACTGAGGAACATCAACAATTCCATCCCTTTTGAGATTAACAAGCTCGTAATAGTAAGCATCCTTTTGAGACTTAGAACGAACACCCTCTTTAATGACGGCATCATATTGCTCAAAATTGTTTTCATAGAATTGCTCGGTTGGATTTTCAGCAAGAATTCGCTGTACCTTTCCTGGAGGATAGTTCTTTTGAATTGCTTGTAAAACCAATCCTCCAAGAACTTGCTGGGTTGTATCAACATTGTCGAAGACTTTTCTATTTGTAAGTAGATTTTGAGCAATCTGAACCTGTGCCAGTCTTCCAGAAACAAGCGTGTTGCGCTTTTCGTCCATTCCGAGAGATGCTTCTGTAACATTACCAAGGGTGAGAGTAAGCTTATCCAAAACCTCTTGATAAGCAAGGAATCCTGCATCAGGGCTAGAAGATTGCAATTGCTGAACAGAATTAAGTCCCTCAGGGGCGTTTTCAGCATCAACACCAATAAGGCGGTTCTGCCCAGATTGCTGCATGTCTGAAGGATCAGGAACTGAGCCAATAAGGTATTTATAACCAGTAGAAATAACAGAATCCATCATGTCTATTATTTTCATGTGGCGCTTGTTAAACTGTCTCTGAGCTGACCACTGACAAGATGCCATTCCCTGTATTCTTTGGGATGGAATCCAGATAGATGGCTCCATGTAGCAAATACAAGGAGCAAAAGGATATTTTTCAACTATTCCTGTTTTATCCTCACCGGAATAAACAAGCTCTCCATTGAGCATAATATGAAGCTCAATATACGGGCGGTCTACAGTCTTAATCTCTACATTTGGAATATCAGCTTGACCATCTCCAAGAAGCTCAAACTCCTCAGACATCGAGTTAAGCCTTCCTATCCCCATCTCTAGCTTTTTGACCTCCTCTTTAGGAAGATCGGTTATGTCTCTATAAAAAGACGACTCCATATCAATTAGATACTTTCTAGGCCTGTTCGTCCTGCGGTAGTACTGATCGTAAGAAAGAAGGTTGTTTGATCTGGCAGAAGCCGTATTGTTTGGGCGATAGCTCATAAACTTATCATCGCGAAAACTTCTTGCCATACCTTCAATGATATTAGAATCAACAAACGGCAATAGCTGCTTTGCACACTGAACAGTTACAAGATCCCTCATGATCGCATAACCGCAATCTTCCAGATCAATAGAGGCAAAAGTAGGATCTAAATAAAAGCTATTATAAGTTCTGTTAAAGAATTTGATATCGCCGTTGATGAAGTCTTTGGAATAATCCATGGCGATTCCGCAAAGAGAAATGCCAGACTTGAAAGCTTCATCATAAGCATCTAGAAACTTAGGATACCCGTTCCCCTTATCCCATATGTAATAGCTAAGCTCTGTGAATTGGTCAGATGTCTTTTGATCTGATCCCTCTACAGGAGAATATACAATTGAGTTTACATTATCTCTAAGCCATCCAGAGAAGAAAGAAAGCGGTCGCCTCATGATATTGAGCTCTAAAGGCTCTCTACCTTCTTTTTGAAGCATCTTTCTTTCGTTATCATCCCATGTCAAACCTGACGCAGCCAGAGTATAAGCCTGTGCATCTTTAACAAATGGAGCCCAATATTGATTGGCGTACTGGTAATTCTCATTAAACTCATGTTTGATATCAGAGTCGTGCACGTA